CCAACTGTTGAGGCTCAGGCTTGTGGCACTAGGGTTATTGGTTCTAACTGGGCGGCTACACCTGATTTAGTGGCTGAGGATTCTTGGCTTGTTGAGGGTCAGCCTATGTGGGATGCAGGGCAAAACGCTATCTGGACAACTCCTCTTATTCCTTCTATTGTCAATGCTTTAGAACTTGCTTATCAGGCTGAGCGCGGCCCTAGCAAAATTGCTATGGACTTTGCTAAGCAGTTTGATGTGGATACTGTGTGGGATAAATATTGGATGCCAGTTCTAAAGAAACTTCTAAAGTGATTCCTGTTCTGGGATTTTGCACTCTAAAGAGATTTGACCTTGCTGATCGCCTTCTTCGTTCTGTGGATTATCCTGTGGAACATCTCGTGGTGGTTGATAATTCGGGAACTCAGTCTTGGAACCCTGTCAAACCTGATTTGGTGCGGAATATGTGGGTTATTCGTGTGCCTTTTGGTCTTGGACTTGTTGGTGCTTGGAATCTGATTATCAAGTCCACGCCTTATGCGCCTTACTGGGTGTTGGTAAATGATGATGCTCACTTTGAACCAGGGGCTTTGGAAATTGTCGCTGGTGAGGTGGATACTGAAGCTTTGAACTTTCTTGATATCGTGCCTCAATGGTCGGCTGTTGTTTTCGGTGAGGGAATGATTGACAAGGTTGGTCTTTATGATGAGCGGTTCTATCCGCTTTACTTTGATGATAATGACCTTGAGCGCCGAGTAGATAAGGCTGGTGTGCCTAAGAAAATTATTGAGGCTAAGGTTCATCACGATAACTCAAGCACTCTAAAGTCTGGGTTCGCTGAGAAGAACGCTGTCACTTATGACCGCAACGCAAAACTATTTGGCCAGAAATCAAATGAACAAGATTACAGTCAGGGTGAGTGGTCGCTGGCAGTAAGAAGGGCTAACCGATGGGACTAAGGGTTTACACAGGCGGATCGTTTGACCTTTTTCATTCAGGCCATGTGCGCTTCCTAGAGCGTTGTAAAGAACTGGCTGGGCAAGATGGTGAAGTTGTTGTGTCACTAAATACAGATGAATTTATCAAGGCATACAAAGGAAAAGGATTGGTGATGTCTTATGCCGAAAGAAAAACTGTCATCGAGGGATGTCGCTGGGTTGATAGGGTTGTCGCTAATGTGGGTGGGGCTGATAGCACTATTGCTATTGACTATGTTCAGCCTGACTTGATTGTTATTGGCTCTGACTGGGCTAGGCGTGATTATTACGCTCAGATGCAGTTTGACCAAGACTGGCTTGATGAGCGCGGTATAGGCCTTTGCTACATTCCTTATACTCAGGGTATTAGCTCGACAGATATCAAAACTCGGTTGCGGTTCGAGCGGTAGAATTGTGTTATGAGTATCTCGCAAGGCTATGCCACATTAGCAGAAGTTAAGGCTGCACTCCGCATCCAGGATTCGATTGATGATTCCCTGTTGGAGATGGCTATTGAGTCGGCTTCTCGACTGGTTGATGCTTACTGTGCGCGTTCTTTCTACAATGCTGGAACAGCCTCACGCTACTTTGTTGCTGACAATGACTTCCTAACCAACATTGATGATGCAGTCACAATTACTGAGGTTGCAACTGACACTTCTGCTGATGGAACTTATGATGTTGTGTGGCAAGCAGATGACTACCAACTAGAGCCTCTAAATGGGCGCGTAGACGGCCTTGTATGGCCTTACAACGCCATTAGAGCCATTGGTGACTACACCTTCCCAATCTGGGGTGGCGAGGCTCTTGTAAAGGTCACAGCAACTTGGGGTTTCTCAGCAGTTCCAACCGCCATCAAGCAAGCGACAATCATTCAGGCCAGCCGAATCTTCAAGCGCCTAGACTCACCGCTTGGTGTTCTTAGCTCACCAGACCTCGGCTTTATTCGTGTCGGTTCTCGCCTTGACCCAGATGTTTCTCAACTGGTGGATTCTTACAGGATTGTGAAGTTCGCATAGTGGCTTCGATTACCGCTATTCGCTCAGGTCTGGCAACTAACCTGGCAACTATTACAGGTCTACGCTCTGGAGCAACAATCCCAGACAATGTAAACCCACCGTATGCGATTATCGCGCCTTCATCTGTGGACTATCACCGAGCGTTTAACAACGCCCTTTCAACTTACAACTACACGATTACTTTGGTCGTTGGCCGAGTATCAGAGCGCACCGCTCAAAACAATCTTGATGCCTACTGTTCCCCAACTGGTAGCAGTAGCATTAGGGTAGCGATTGAATCAGACAAGACCCTTGGTGGTATTGTCTACGATACAATAGTTACAGGCATGAGAAACTACGGCTCAGTCACCATCGGCGAGAATACTTATCTTGCCGCTGAATTCGATATCGCTGTGCAAGCAGACTAAACAAAAGGAAAATCACAATGGCAAAAACTGTTGTAACTAGCCGTTATGTGTCAATCGGCACAGCGGATGTATCATCAGCCCTTTCAGGTGCATCTCTTGAGATCACCGTTGAAGAAGTAGACAAGACCTCTCTAGGTTCAGCCGGATGGCGTGAAGTTGCAGCAGGTTTGAAGTCTGGTTCTGTAACCCTAAACTTCCAGCAAGACTTTGGTGTTGGCGGAGTAGATGCTTTGCTTTACCCTCTAATCGGAACTGAAGCGACTGTAACTATTCGCTCAAGCTCTGCAACCGTTTCAGCAACCAACCCTGCTTACTCAGCAGTTGTTCTAGTATCGCAATACACACCTATCGCTGGTGCTGTTGGTGACCTAGCAACTTTTGATGTTACCTTCCCAACCGTAGGCGCTGTATCTCGCGCGACTGCATAACAAGGATAAAAAATGAAAATTAACCTACGCATCCTTTTCCTTGATGGCAACACTAAGGAAATTACCTGCTCTGCTTCAGACCTTGTAAAGTTTGAGGACAAATTCAACATTTCAATCAGCCGAATCCAGGATGATGTGAGAATCACTCACCTTCTGTTCTTGGCTTGGTCATCTGAGAATCGCACTAAGGCAACAGCCCTAGACTTTGATGCTTGGACTGAAACTGTTGAATCTGTTGGAGCAAGCGAACTAGACCCAAAATAGTAGGGCTGGGTGACCAATCATCGCATTGGTATATCGCCAGCCTTGCTGTTGAAACAGGCATCGCACCATCGGCTCTTATGCAAGAGTCTGATCGTATGTTGTGGACTATGGGTAGGTATCTTATCTACCGAGCGCAACAGATGAGCAAATAGAGAAACCCCCGACTACGCATCGGGGGCTTTTCGCTTCTAAGGTAGAATTGACATTATGGCTTTAGGAAATAGCGTTGAATTATTTGGCATCAAGGAAACCCTTGACCAACTAAGAGCCGTTCGACCTGAAGCATTCAAAGCAATGGTTGATGATATAAAACAAATTACCTCACCAGCCGTCACTGCTATTGAGAGTGCTATTCCAAAAATTGCTCCACTTTCAGGCCGTATGCGTAATGGTAAAACTGGTGGTGGTATGACTCACTCAGGTCGTTCAGCATGGGGTGTTCCTCAAGTAAAAACAAAAGTTACACCTGCTGCTAGAGCCTATTTTGGCACTGAAGCAAAGCTTGTGCAGATTCAGACAACAACTTCTGGGAAGGCTTACGGTATTGAACTTGCTGACATGGCTGGTAGAGGTTCAGGGCGTGGTCGCAGTCCAAAGAGCGAAACTAGAGTTTATGCATACAAAGGCACTACAAGAAAACACCGCCTAAATGGGCAAGGGCAAGCAATGATTCGTGCTTTGCCAGGCTCTAAAGGTTCTCGCTTTATTTATCCAGCAGTTGAAGATAAATTCCCTCAAATGCAAGCACAGGTTCTAAAATCTCTTGAAAAGGCTGCTGCCAAGATTAACCGAAAGTTGGATCGTATCTAATGGCAATTAGAATCAATCTCGTTACCCAGTTCGATAACCGAGGTATTAAGGCGGCTCAGCGTGAAATTGCTGCTGTTGGTCGTGGAATTGGTCGTGCATTAGATGTTGCCGTTATTGGGGGTCTTGCGGCAGCAACAACAGGTCTAGTTTCTGCTGTAAAAGCTGCTTCTAACTATGCTGCTGAATTTGAAGGTGTAAATCAAGTATTTGGCGATGCTGCTAAGTCTGTGCAAGCCTTTGCTGATACTGCTGCTAAAACTGCTGGTCTAAGTGCTACTGAGGCGCTACAATCAGCCAAAGTTTTTGGTCTATTTGCCAAATCTGCCGGACTTTCAGGCTAGTCTGCTGCCGACTTCTCAACAACTCTTGTTCAACTTGCTGGTGATCTTGGTTCGTTCAATGATGTGCCTACTGCTGAGGCTTTGGCTGCTATTCAGTCTGGTCTACAAGGACAGGCAGAACCTCTTCGCAAATTTGGTGTATTCCTTACAGATGATGCTCTCAAATCCGAATACTTGGCACAAACAGGGCAAAAGGTTGTTGGAAGCCTAACTGCACAACAGAAGATGATGGCTTCATACGGCCTCATCATGAAGCAAACCACTATTCAACAGGGTGACTTCACTAAGTATGGCGATACTATGGGTAACTCGCTCAAAACGCTTACTAAGACTTTTGAGGATTTATCGGCTCAGATTGGTCAGCAACTTGTTCCAATTATTGAGCAGGTTCTTCCTACTTTTCAGGCAATGATTCCAGTTATCGGCCAGCAATTGAAAGATGCTGTGGCCTCTGTGGACTGGAAAGCTTTTGCTGATGCAATGATTGCTGGATTAAGTTTTGTAATTCAGAACGCTCAGGCTATTGCTAATTTTGTAATGGTTGCTTGGGGTCTTTCTAAGGCGTTCCTAGCCATTGAGTTTGCTACAAAAATTGCTGCTGTTGCAATGGGTATTTTCAATGGAACTCTAGCCATAAATCCAATTATGTTGGCTGTCGGCGCGATTGGGCTATTAGTCGCTGGTGTTATTGCTCTCGATGGTGCGCTAAAAAACATGGATAACAATGCGTTATCTAATAAGTCCACTGCTGCCGCTACTCGCGCTGGACAGTCTGCTTATGAGGCTTATCTAAGAACTGCTAAACGCTCACAAACCAATACTGGCCCTGGAAGCATCCTGCCTTCAGAAATGATGGCTGCTGAAAAGGCCCGTCAAGATGCTTACAACAAAACACTAAAATCAGCGGTAGATAACAGTAAGAAAATTGTAAAAGAGCAAAAAGAAGTCGTTAAGATTTCTACAAAATTGCCTGATTTTAAGATTCCTAAAATTACTGGTGCCGATAAAGCAAAAGAAGCCGCTGATAAAGCCGCAGCAGCTTTGAAGAAGGCTAAAGAAGCCCTAAAATCTTTCAAAGAAGATTTAAAGGGAATGACTAGTGGGCTTGAGGGTCTTACTAAAGTAACTACTGATTTTGGGCAGTTTGAGCAATCGGTTGTAGATACATTTGATGGCATCAATAAGAAAATTGCTGAAGGTATTGCTGATAAAACCATTAGTGCCAAGAGTGCAACAAAATTAAAAGCCACTCTGGCTTCTTACAACGCATTATTGCTGAAATATGCTCAAGACCGTGATGCGATTATCAAGAAGCGTTCCCTTGCAGAAGCACTTATTAACGATGTCAAGGGCGCGCTTACTGGAACTGGCAACTTAGCCAGCCTTCTTGATACACAGACTAAGCAAGTTACAACTTCAGTGACCAAGATTGTGGATGGTTTTGCTGTAACTACTAAGAGGACTGTAGATGAGGTCATTGGTGCTAAGGGTGTTGTTGGCCGTCTAAAAGAAGTTGTTGCTAAGACTAAGGCTTTCGCTAACCAACTTAAGGATCTAAAGGCTGCTGGTCTAAGCCCTGACCTTTTCAAGCAGATTGTTGAGGCTGGCCCAGATGTGGGTGGCCAGTTGGCTAAAGAAATTCTTGCTGGCGGCGCTGATTCTGTCAAGGCTCTAAATGAAACCTTTACCGAGTTAGAAACTGTATCTAAGTCGGTTGCCGAGCAGACCGCTGTTGTGATGTATAACAACGGTGTTGCTGTTGCAGGCGGACTTGTTGAGGGCCTAAAATCTCAAGAGCAGGCTCTTGTAGACGCTGCTAAAGCTTTGGCTGAGGCTTTCAACGCTGCCTACCAGGCAAACATTATGGCCCTATCTGTTCCTGAAGCGCCAAGTGTGACACCTAAGGTGACAGCAAAAACAACAGTCATTGCTCCAAAGGTAACCATCAAGGCAACTCCTCAGACTAAGACCGATGCTCAAAAGGCGGTAGCAACCATTAACAAGTATTACGCGGCCAACCCAACAGCAATCAAGCCAAGCGCTAACCCGAATTTCTACGCTCATGCCTGATCAGTTAGTTGAAATTGGTTTTGAACTAGTCCTACCAACTG